CCTTTGCCCCGTGCTTCGGGGGTCAGCCACCACCACAACTCTTGCACTACCATATTGGTCGGGCTGAAGTACATAGGGTAGAACAATGCGCCCGCGATGCCAATAATTTTGCCATCGTCTTCAGCCAGCCAAACGCCTACCGACGGGTCGTGTATGGCGCGTAAGTAAAAGTCTGAGTAGCCGTCCACGTCAAACGGAATAACGCCGTGCATGGGGGACGCCGCATGGAACCCTTGCGCGAGTGGCAGGTAGCGCGGCAAGTCTTCAGCGATGGCGTTGCGGACGATCACGAAATCTCCCGCCCCGAAGCGCGAATGTTGATGGCCGTAGCCGTGCCGGCCAACGTTGAGATTGACCCGCCCGGCGCGAGCACCTGCCCGACCAGCTCAGGGAACGTGTATGTCTCGGACGGCAGGAGCGTCTTGGACTTGACAATCAAGTTCTGGTTGCCGGCGTTGTCAAACGACGTGACGATGTTGACCGATAACGTGGCTGCCGAGCTGCTGTAATTGGTCGCAGTAAACTTGTCAATGATGGCCGACACGTTAGTCGCCGTGTACTGCGTCGTTTGGCTGTTTTCGGCAATTTTTGCCGGTATGAGGACTCTTACGCTAACTGCCATACGTCACCTTAGAATGTAAAGACGAACCGCACGCGACCCGAAAGCCCCGCGTCACCGTCGAAGAAGAACCCGCCATTGCCCCCAGCGCCTGCCGTAAGCGATCCAACGCCGGCGATACCTGCTGCGCCGGTCGATGTAAACGCCGCGCCACCGTTACCCGGCGTATTGGTCGTGTTACCGCCCGAAGCCGTGCCGCCCGCGCCTTGATTTGCGTAAGCACCAGAGTCGCCACCATTACCTGCATTTGAGGTCATGGTCGTAATGGTATACGTGCCGCTCGACACGTTAGAGAACGTACCAGGGTTGCCATTTAGCGAAGATGCCGTGCCGCCTGCGCCCCCTGATCCTACAATGTAATTGATCGTCTTGCCGGGATCGCCCCCACCAAGCACCAAAATGGTCTTGGCATACCCGCCGCCGCCGCCGCCGCCGCCGGGAAATACTTCAGGTTCGCCGGGAGCGATAAATCCGATGTAGCCATATCCGCCGCCGCCGCCCGCGCCCCACGCCTCAATAGTTACGCCCGTCGCTGCGGCTGGGATCGTTAAGACACCGGGACCAGGAGACGTAAAGTCATAAACGCCAGCGCCAGCACCGCCAGCACTGCCGTTAAAAAAAGATGCGAGGGTTGCGCCGCCCATTAGGTCAAGCCTGCTCCGCTAATAAGCCAAGAAGTTGCGCCAATCTTAATGCACGTCGCCACACCATTACGAGCAAGCGTACGAGTGCCAGTTGTAGTGCTGTTAGCCAGCGTCAGCGTGTCCGACGTAATAGCGATGGACAGCCCGGTTGCATTCAAATTAACGATAATTACCACTGCGCCCACAGGAAACGGCACCGACGCGTTTGCCGGAATTGTCAGGGTAATGCTCGTACCGTTCATCGTTATTGATTTACCGGCATCCGAGGCAATTAGCGTGTAATTGCCAGTTTGGCTGTTCTGCGGGGCATCCCGGTAGCCCGCCTGATAATTTGTGCTAGATGGCGCGTTATCGGGAAGCAAAACTGTGCCCGTAAAGGTCGGGCTAGCAATCGGCGCATAAGTTGAAGCCGCCGTTGCTGCGGACAGCGCATCCGTGATGCCGTAGCCCGCCAGCGTAGTCGGTGTGCCTGAGACGTTAGACCAACTAATACCCGAGACCGTCAAATCGTTGACGCCCGAAATGTCATCGTACGTACCGATCTGCACGCCTGCGGAATTTTGCAGAACAAACTTGTAGCTGACGGCTTCGGATAGCCAAATCTCCGCTGGTACGCGGCCTTCGGAGTTGAGCACGATAGGGTTAGCGTGCGCCGTACCGCCACCGATGCTGGTGTAGGTCGCCTCCGGCGTCGTGGTGCCCGCCGTGTAGGTAAAAATGCGCCCGCCCGCAAGCGGGTTGCCCGCGCCGTCGAAGAACTGTGCGCCGGCACCGGCCAGCGGGGAAAGGAATACGGTCATATATACACCTGCATCACGGTCAATATGATGGATGGAATTGCTGGCACGGGGGCTGCCGCCGCAAAGTGCTGCAATTGCACGCTAAGATCGTCAACGGAAAAATATAACTGAAAATAGTCGCCGTTGGATAGCGGCAAGAAAAAGTTGGCAGCCGAGAAGATTTCGGCGTTGTTGCCTTGAATTTGAATCAACGACCCAGAATTAGCGACTGCCGTGCCATTGATGGCTGGCCAGATATAAAACTTGCCGCTTCCGCCCGAAGTCTTGTCTACCTGAATGGAAAACTGCACGTTGTAGATAGCGGGCCGCGAGACCTTGATTTTGCTGTTGTCAGCCGGGTCACGGTAAATACCGTATGCCGTATCGGCATTGTTGTACGTAATAGCGTAAGCCGTATTGATGACGGTCGCCGCTTGCGTTTGCGTAGAAAAGAACGACCCGAAACTTACGGGCGTAAACTCTAGCCGAGGTGGGCGCAGCTCTAACGCTTCAACTCTTGCCTGCGTAGCAGTCAGCTCAGCCTCAGTCGCGGCGTCGCTGTACGGCGCCAACTCAAGGTCAGCAAGCGAGATGGCGGTCGTGCCGCCACCTGTCAGTTGAAACTGGTTGTTAAGAAACCGAAACCACTCACGCGAAATGACGCCCGTTCGCTCGTCCACAAACGGCACGCGAGGCGCCGGAATGTTAGTCGTATTGGGTACGGTCATGCGGTCGTCGGGCTAAGCTGTAGCTCCGCTCCCATAATCGCTACGATAACGGGATCGGTTCCCGACACTTCGTACACGCGATCGCGCGATTTCATCGTCGCGCCAAGCCGACGCCAGATCACACGGGTTTGCGTGGCACCAATTGGCCCCATATCGCGCCAATATTCATTGCTCCAAGTGTGCCCGCCGTCGTCCGACCAGCGCAGCATAACCTGCGGATCGGTGCCGACGTTTGGGCCAATCAGCGCATAGAGCGAGCTTGGTGTGGTGTTAGGCGCTACAGCTTGGTTGGTTTCAAGCTCAATCGCGCCTTCGGTGGATAAAATCAAATCCAGCGCCGACGACGACGCGTCGCCCGAAAGGCCCACACCCGTCTGGCAGTCAAGTTGCAACTGGTGATGGATTGTGCGGGTAAGATTGTTTTGCCCGGTTGGCAGCGCGCGCCAACGGCGCAACCACTTTTGCACGACGCCGGCGTCTAAATACACGTCCAGTTTGAACTGATAGATGTTGCCGTTTTGGAAGTCGCCGACCGTCGGATAGCCATTAAAGGCCGCGTGGCAATTAGACCGATGGCGCTTGTATTCACCGTTGACGAGCGCAGCACGTTCGTGCCAAGCGCCGGTCGCGGCATCAAACACCCACGTCGTGTCGGCAGACGGAAAAATCAACACGTAAAATGCGTGACCGTCTTGCTGATATGTGTACGCCAGCGCGTCGGACATATCGCTGTATTGTTGGATAGCAAACTCAACAGCGTGCGTTGATACGCGCACAGCTTGATAGCCGTTTGCGCGATAGACGATTCCGCGTCCGCGTGCATCCGACCCTAGCCAAAAGATCGTATTGTCGAGCTTGGCGACTGAGTACGGTGCAATGCAGCCAACTTCGTTGTAAGCGCCTTGGATGCGTTCTAGCGGAAAGTCAATGTTGCCCGAGTTGTACCAGACTTCGGTTGAGTTGGTGCCAAAAAGCCATGCTTCGCGGTGGTCAATCATCACGGCTACAAGGCCGTCAGGCGAACCCTCTGCTGACGCGAAGTCAAGCGGGTCAACAGACAAACCATCAAGCAGTTTTGTTACCCAAATGCGCTGGCTATTGGGCTCGTTAAAAACAAAATACCCATCCAGATACCCCACGGTAACGGCACCGGGGAAATCTGGATCGGTAATCTGAGCAAAAACGCCCGTCGTAAAGTTGTAAATGTATCCGTCTGGGTTACAAGCTACAAAGAGCTGCAAACCGTTATCGGCCATTGATACCGGGCCCGTGCCCGTAATATTGCCAAGTTTAGTGATCGTAATGTTCGGCGTCATCTTAAACAGCTCATTGCCCGAAGCAATGTAAATGTCGTTCTCGCGGTTCCACAACCCACGGATCGGCCCTGACCCAACAGATGCGATCAGCTCCATGCCTGGACAACGCTGCAAATAGGCCGGCTCTTTGCCGCCTTCAGGGATGACTTCGGGATACAAGTTAACCATGCGCGCGTCAGCCGCGTTTGGGCTGCGCACCACATACGATGACCCGAGAATCGGTGTCTTCATGGCTTAGGCGACAGTGGCGCCGTTGTTGGACACAATCCACCAGTCGGTGCCGAGGAACTGTAACAAAACGCTTTCGCCGACGGCGTTAAACGTTATCGTCGTGCCGTTGCCAAAGTTTGTCGGCGTCAGCACGCCCGTGTCAGCGCCTGCCGTTTCCGCAACGTAGACAATGGCTTTAAGCTGCCCCGCCACACCATCCGCGAGCGTCAGCGCATCGCCCGTGCCGGTCGAGGTGAACGCGGTCGTCACAGTCGTGACGTTAACGGCGCCAGGGCCCGAGAGCGTTTGCACGCTGCCGACCACAGCGCCTGCAAAGGTCTGCGTGCCGGTAAAGGTCTGCGCCGCATCCGTGCGAGCGATCGACGCGCTCGTAGACGGAAACGTCATCGTCGTTGCGTCCGTGCCCGCAAACGTAATCGAGTTATTGCAAGTTAGCGTCTTGCTGTTGGCGATCGTTAGCGTAGCTGACGTAGCCGGAGCGGTGATTGTTACTTTGTTGACGCTAGTAGCCGTAGCTACGCCGAGCGCCGGCGTCACTAGCGTAGGGCTAGTTAACGTAACGCCTGTAAACAGGTTAGTGTTGGTAATCTTTTTAGTCAAATTGCTCTGGACCAACACAAATTCGTCCGCGCCCGAAGACGAGGACGTAGCCGGAAGATTATTGATGGTGATTTTTGTCGCCATGATTAGAAGTTCCCGGCGTAAATGTTGTAACGATTGCGACGTGCCATGAGGCTGTAGGGCATAGCCATCAAGTCGTCAGGGTTGTTAATGCGCTTCAAATTGCGCTTGCTGTACATGGCAATCCGGCGCACTTCAGCAGAAGGTTCCACGTTAAACTCAGGCGCAAGTTCAAGAGCCAAGTTGTACCGAAACGCGCGCAAATAGCCTGGCGGAAACTCCAAGTTTGTTTCGAGCGTCGTCGGATTAGCTAACGGCTGCACCGAAATAAAATGGAACTCCAACATACGATTGGGTACTGGGTATACCGACAGCGTAATGTTGGGAAAAGTGTTATTGACAAACAACACTTGCGGATAGGTGCTTTGCACTGTTTTTACCGCAATGTTGTTGTACTGTAACTGGTTAATAAATTTGATGCCGTACGACACGTTAGTCGTCGGGTCGCGGAAATAGGTTGAATCTTCCAGCAAAATCGGACGTTGCGTAGTCGCGTCGTCCACGCCGATATAGTCGTCTCCTTGCGTAACAATCGGGGTGTCCGATTGGTTAGCAAGAATGTATACAAAGTCGCCCGTAGGGCCGAGCGTGCGAATCCGCGCGCCAGCTTCCCAGTAGTAGGTTTGATCTTGCGTGCAAAACACCGCCAAACGCTCGGTGCTCCAGCTATCAATCATCTGGTTAAGCGCAACGAGGTTGTCTTGGTATACGGCTTCGGGCAACACGTTGCCCGAGTTCACCAGCCCCAGCAAACGATGCGCACCACTCAAAAGCTCACGGGTAGTTGCCATGGTTCACCTAAATCGGGGGCATGTTAAACGTCGTGTTCGTATTCGGCACGTTATCGGTCTTGTTAACCGGCAATGGCTGAATGTTCGTGCGGATCAAGCTGTCGAGGTCAGCGCGCAGGTTAGCAATGATCTCAGGCTTGACCTGTGAACCATACTCCGGTGCTAACTCCATCGCTAATGACAGCTCTAGCAAGCGCTGGTAGCCCGGCGGCAGATACTGCGTTGAAACGAGCGTGGCATACGGCTGAATCATACGTTCAGCCTTGACAAAGATTGACACCGCCGCGTTAGGCGTGGGGTACAGCACTACTTGCCCGTACGGGATGTTGGGTCGGTACAACAGCTTAGTAGGCGTGCCCGTTGCGGCTTTATTGGTAATGTTAGTCCAATACGGCTCGGTAATCAGCGCAAGCGGCGTATCCACGTTGGATATGCGCACAAACGCGCCGACGATGCGGATAGGCCGTGCCGTCACCCAGTTAGCCGCTGGGGATGTATCGGGATCGTTGCCGATCGTATACGTGCTTTGGCCGTTGACCAGCGTAAACTGTTCGGCCTGCGTGCAGAAGTAATACTGCGGGTTAGCCGAAAACGAGTCGATAATAGAGTTCAGGCTGTAGAGCGAATCTTGCGCTTCGTCAGCCGTCGTGGTTTCGCCAGACGCCAAAACGCCCAACAATCGCAACGATTTGTTGATAAGGCTTTGGGCTGTTACAGCCATTGTGTAGCCCTCTAGGCTTCAGCCGCTACTGCCCTGCGGCGACGCTTTAACTGGTTTGGTTCCGGCGACGCAGCAGGTTCTTCCTGCCGCGCCGCCGGTTCCAAAGGATCATACTCCTCCCAACCGTGCTCGTAGTCCATAGCCGCCTCTACATCCGAGATGGCGATTTTTAGCCCGTGAACCGGGTGGCGAAGATATATGTTCATAATTACGGCAACAGTCCGTAAGCCTGCAAACGAGCCTCAAGCTGGCCCACGCGATCCTGAAGGTTCTTGATGACAGACAACACCGTGTTGCCTTCGTCCTTCGTGACGAAA